TAAGTGGAAAAAGTCGACCAGGGCGTGTAAAACGTGCCGGTGCTAGTTGCAGTGGCAGTGTAACTGAACTTAGAGCAAAAGCTAGAAATGCAAGTGGCGAACGTGCTAAGATGTATCACTGGTGTGCTAACATGAAATCAGGAAGAAATAAATAGTATTATGAAAGTATTTGAAGTAGTAGAACATAGACAAAAATTAGACGAAGTAGCCCCATTGCTTCTTTATGGCGCTTATGCGATTGGTGCTTTAATTGCTGGCTATACTGTGGTTACGAGTGCAGAAGATGCATATCAAGCATATGAATACTATATGGCAGGAGAAAAAGATGGTGAGCCATATGAATTTGGAGATTTATCAGCAGATGTAGGACTCGAACTTGCTGAGGTGATTTTAGGATTAACGGGTGCAGGTACAGTTATCAAAGGTCCAAAAGTAGCAAAATTAACTTGGAAACAATTTCAAAGACTCTGGAAGCGTGGCGAAAAACATGCAGATGAAATTGCAGACATAAAGAAAAATTTCCCCAGCTTATCACGTATAGATCAAATACCATTAAAAGATATTCTCAAGTACGGATTAATATTTTCTACTGTAGCTTCAACGCCAGATATAGTATGGCAAAAACTTGAAGAATGGCGAGATAATCCGAATATAACATGGGAAGAAGTAACAATATCAATCGGTGCAGATCTGGCTATTATATTAGTTACTATAGGTGTGCTTGCAACAGCAGAAAGAGCTATAAAATGGACAAAGCCTGCATTTGTTGCTTTTTGGAATTTTGCAAAAAAAGCATATCAAGATACAAGAATAACAGAAAACACTGCATCAAGCATTGCTGTTGTTGCAGGTAATTTAGGTCCTATGCAAAGCCGTAACATGTACAACGCAGATGGCACGATGAAAAATGGTTTAGAATTTGCAAATATACTGGGTGGTGCACCAAAGCCAAAGAAGAAGAAAAAAACACGTAAAAACACATAAATACTATATACGGAGACAACAATGCGGCACAATGAAATTAAAAAGAAAGTCAATGAAGGCGGCTTAGCTGACATGGCTCAAAGGGTAGAGCAAGATCACGAAGTGCAAATGGCACGTTCAGACCTATATAAACTTGCAAAATATTCAATCAAATTGCACAACATGTTGGCAATGATTCCAGAAACCAAAGGCATAGAAGGTTGGCAACAGGCTAAAATAACCAAAGCTGCAGATTATATTAGCAGTGTTTATCACAATCTTGACTATGAAATGAAGTTTGATCAACAACAGGTTGCAGAAAAGAAAAAGTCTTCGTATAAAGATGGTTTAAGTGCTATGCTTGAATCTAAGAAAAAAACAGAATCAAAAGACGAACTTTGTAAAGAGTGCGGTAAGCCGAGTTGGAAAACACTAGACGAAGAAAAACAAAAAGGTGTTGACGGTAAAGTATGCTGGAAAGGCTACAGACGCATGGGCACTAAGAAAAAGAACGGAAAAACTGTAGACAACTGTGTTAAGGTTGACTAATGCTTGTTAAAGATCTACTACAAGAAGAAAATTGGTTATCAAAAGCATGGGATACAGTCATGCACGGCCCACAAAACGATGAACTTATTACATGGGTGAACAAAAACATTAGACGCAAAGGAACACAATGGATCTATAGGAACGTAGACAAAGAGTTTCCCAAAAGATATGTAAAGAGTGACGTAGACAAAGCAATACAAATAGTATTAGGTAGAGGTTAATATGACAGACTTTTATAAAATGAGCGCAATGATGAAGGACTTGTTTCCTTCAAATCCTCAAGCAGACAAACAAGCTCTACTAAAAATGGCAAATGCTCCGGCTCAAGAAGTTGCTCCACAAAAAGATTATGTCAATGAAAGTGTAAATGTTCCACAAGGTTCAATGCCGTTGGGTATAGATAGTGTAAGCGATTTTGCAAAACTTGCTGGAGTTATCACTGAAGGTACACAAAAAACTGGCAGTGCAGGACAAGCAAAAGGTTCAGATGCAATGCCTAAAATGTCTAAACCAAGTTCAACAGGTGAACAACCTCATCCACTCAAAGACAAACTAGTAGGCGAGGACGATATAGATTTAAAAGGTCTTACTCCGGGTGTAACAGCATTAGGTGGCGCATTAGATCCTGATGAAGATTTTAGTGCATTAATTGCAAGAGGATTAAAAAAAGCTGCAGACGGAATTGTTTTAAATGGTGAAGAAAGAGAAGCGGTTAGACCATACATTGAATTGCTAACAGTTATTATTAATACTCCCCAATTAAGAAATAATCTCATAAGCATGCAAAAAAGTCTAGAAAGAAAACGTCAATCTAGAGAAGAACCTCAAACAATTGATGACAATGACGAAGAAACAAAAGAAAGCGGTTTACAGTATTACACTGGTGTAAAAAAATACGGTAAAGAAGGTATGGAAAAACTTGCACAAGCAGGCAGAGAAGGTGCAAGTGAAGAAGAGCTTGGCGCTATCAAAGACAAATACAAAAAAACTGAATCCATAAAAGAACGTCTGTATAGAGAACTTAATAAACGCAGATGATATGGCATTTTTAGTACATCCCCTACCCCCAATATCAGTTTACGTAAGAAAAGAATATCTGTATGACCTCGAAAAAGGCCATGGCGAGTTTACTCCTGGTATTTGGATCAGCGTAAAATCAACAACGTATAAAGCTCTATACTTTGAAACACTGCTAACAGACTACGGTGCATTATATGACAAATTGCCTATAAGTGCATTTGTATGGAAAACAGATCACGGAGAACTACTGCCTTTGGATGTTTTACAGTTATGGGACTGTTTTGATTATGATATCACAGTAGTCCAAAAACCTCTACTATCAAGATGTGAATTTTTTGGTAAAGATAGACGTATGCACACAGGCGAATATGAGTTTACAATAGATAATGCTCATAGAGATCATTCGTATATTGATACAAACTTTTCAGAGCATGATCCGGAACACAAATCATTTAATGTAATACGTCTTGATAATGGACAATTTGCTGCACAACCAAATAATAGAGTGATTTGGCGTGATAGCAGTTTAACACCTGAAAAGCTACTAACACCAGATTTTAAAGTGTGTACCCAAAACTACGCTGTCGAAACTGAACCCAAATGGTCTGTAGGACACACAGATGAATGGCAGTATAAAACCAAAGACGAAGAAAAAAACAGTTGACATTGCCTAAATAATCCTATATAATAGATATAAATTAAGGAGAATCGCATGAGTGATCGAGTATATGGTCCTGAAGAAAAGGCCAAACTGGAGCGTCTAGTAAATGAAGGTGTTACAGTATTACAAGAAGTAGAAGATTTACAGGCTGGTTTAAAAGACACTGTAAAAGCAGTAGCAGAGGAATTGGATATTAAGCCTAGTATGATTAATAAGGCAATTAAAATTGCACAGAAAGGTGATTGGTCAAGAGTTGCAGAAGAGTTTGATGACTTGGAAACACTTGTTGTTACAGTTGGTAAGGACAAGTAATTGCAAAAAATACGAGACTTTTGGTCAAACAGTTATAGAAGTGACAGAACTGCATTTGCATTTGAGCTTGTTAGTTTTATTTTTACTGTTGGTGCAAGCATGACCCTTGCTATAAATGCAAGAGATCCTAATATGTTAATTGTTTATCCAGGATTTTTTGTAGGCAGTATTACTCAATGTTATGCATCGTATCGTAGAGGTGCGGCATGGGTTATGCTACTAACATTTTATTTTGCCTGTGTAAACATATTTGGATTTGGAGTTGCAGCATCATGGTGGTAAAACCTTATCAACCTTTAGCATGGTTTAGTACAGCATGTTTGCTAGTGGCAGCAACGCTTGCCGCATTTAATATCTACCCTTGGTATATATTTGCATTTATTGCAAGTAATAGCCTATGGGTTTTAATAGGCATATTGTGGAAAGAAAAAAGTTTAGTAGTCCTAAATGCAGGACTAACCGTAATTTATGTTGCAGGACTTGTTCTGTAATAAGTAATAGTACGCCCAAGACAAGTGTCGGGCATGTAGAAGGTTAAGTTGGCCATAAGCAACGAAGGAGAAATGATTGAGTTACGTCGATGCATACTTTGACAGAGATTCTGATATTATCAGAGTAGTGGAACGCCAAGATGGGCAAAGACACTACACAGAATATCCCGTAAAATACACATTCTATTATGAAGATCCAAGAGGCAAATACAAAAGCGTCTATGGTGATCCTCTTACGAGAGTCGTTTGCAAGCACACCAAAGACTTTCGCAAGGAATTAGCAATAAACAAAAACAAAAAACTATTTGAAAGTGATATCAATCCTATCTTTCAATGTCTTTCAGAAAACTATTTGAATCAAGATGCACCTAAACTAAATGTTGCGTTTTTCGATATTGAGACAGACTTTGATCCAGAGCGTGGCTTTGCTGATCCAAGTGATCCATTCATGCCAATTACTGCTATCACTGTGCATTTACAATGGATGGACGCACTTATTACACTTGCACTTCCTCCGAAAACACTCTCAATGGAGCAGGCCAAAGAAGAAGTAAAAGAATGGGGTCAAGATGTTATCCTGTTTGACAACGAAGGCGATATGCTTCAAGCATTCCTTGATCTAATCGAAGACAGTGACATCTTAACAGGTTGGAACTCAGAAGGTTATGATATTCCCTACACTGTAAATCGTGTAAGTCGTGTACTAAGCAAAGATGACACTAGACGTTTTTGTTTATGGAAACAACTGCCTAAAAAACGTGAGTATGAGAAGTATGGTAAACAAGCTGAAACCTATGACCTAATAGGCAGAGTGCATTTAGATAGTTTGGAATTATATCGTAAATACACATATGAAGAAAGACATACTTACAGACTTGATGCCATTGGCGAAATGGAAGTTGGTGAAAAGAAAACTGTGTACGAAGGTACACTCGATCAACTTTATAACAATGACTTCAGAACGTTCATTGAGTACAACAGACAAGACGTTGCACTACTGGACAAGTTGGACAAAAAACTAAGGTTTATTGATCTTAGTAACGAACTTGCACACGCAAATACTGTTTTGCTACAGACCACAATGGGTGCTGTTGCAGTTACAGAACAAGCAATCATCAACGAAGCACATCACAGAGGACTACAAGTTCCTAATCGTCCTAAACGTGACGATGAAAACACAGCGGCCGCAGGTGCGTATGTTGCATTTCCAAAAGTAGGGGTACACAAATGGATTGGTTCAATGGACTTGAACAGTCTATACCCAAGTGTTATTCGTGCTTTAAATATGGCTCCAGAAACTATTGTAGGACAACTGCGTCCAGAGATAACAGAAGCTCGTGTGCATGAAGACATGAATCTTAAGAAGAAAAGTTTTGCAGGTAGTTGGGAAGGACGCTTTGGCACAGAAGAATATGAAGCAGTTATGGCCTGTAGAAAAGATGTCGCATTAACCATTGACTGGGAAAACGGCAAGTCAGACACTATGAGTGCCGCAGAGATTTACAAATTAATTTTTGACAGCCATACTCCTTGGATGTTAAGTTCAAATGGCACAATCTTTACACATGAATTTGAAGGAGTTATTCCAGGTATTCTTAAACGCTGGTATGCTGAACGTAAAGAACTACAAGCAATGCTTAAAAAAGCCAAAGAAGCAGGTAATGAAACTGAAGTTGTGTTTTGGGATAAGCGACAACTTGTTAAAAAAATTAACTTGAACAGTTTGTATGGTGCTATTCTTAACCCGGGCTGTAGATTCTTTGATAAACGCATCGGACAATCAACTACACTAAGCGGTAGAACTATTGTAAAACACATGAGTGCCGAAGTAAACAAGGTTATTACAGGCGAGTATGATCATGTAGGTAAAGCAGTTATCTATGGAGATACAGACTCTGTGTATTTTAGTGCATATCCTAT